CTCCCCCCGATTCATGAAAGTGGCGAAGAGGGTGTTCATGGATCGCCCAAAACGGATTTGATCTTGCTAATGTAATAGATGCCACCCAAGATGACGACTCTCAACAAGAACATCACACTCATGCTCGCCGAACAAATCATCCTTCAGTCAGTGCCGTATGACGATCCATCACGTAAGAACATTCGTATGTACATTCCGTATCAACCTTGGACATGGGCAGATGGAACTGCAATCACTCTCAGGGTAGCTCTTGATATCTTTGAAAAGACTGTGAAGGGAACAGATCGCATCGATGTCAAGCGAGAGAGATTCGCTGGACATCTATGTGGGTATGGATATGGAAACTATGATGAGATCTTGATTCTGCTTAACACTTGGCCAGAACATATGCTCGGTTGATTCCAGTCAGCTCTGCGACAATATGGAACAGGGCACCTGCGACAAACAGGGTAACCCACTTGGACAGACCAAGCTGTTCGGCGGCATAGAACACAGGTAAAAAGAAGAGTCCTACGAGGACAGCTTCAAGGAGGAAGTGCATTTATCATTCACATCTATTTTTTCATATCTTCTCAAGTTTCTCCTTTTCAATCTTCAGTAGCACGATGGGCTTGTAGACGACATCACAGAGGTGGACTTCGGTTGTGCGACATCTCACACAGAACACTTTATCAGTCGAACAGGGGCACTTGAACTCGAGATGGGTCTTCTTCTTGCAGTAGCTACACTTAGGCATATTGGATACCTCTGGGAGAATAGATAAAAATCACATCCATTTTTAATGAAGAGGATCACCTACAAGGTTGTCGTTGATCCTGATGTGGACTTTCCACTGAAAAGCTTTACAGAAGACGTTGCGATATGCCTTGCAGACCCAAATGGTTGGGAATCAAAGGGATATAAGTTCGTCATGGTCAAGAACAACCCCCAGGTTTTCATTCACCTGACGTCTCTGAAGGGTCTGAAGGAAGTAGGGTGCGATCACACTCTGTCTTGTGCAGAGTTGGGTGGTCGTCAGATGCATATCAATGTTCATCGGTGGATTCATGGATCTAAGCTAAGTGGTCAGGATTTGTATGGGTACCGTCAGTATGTTATCTCACACGAAATTGGTCATATCCTAGGTCATGACCACGTAAAATGCCCTGCGAAGGGTCAGTTGGCGCCGATAATGATCCAGCAGACCTTAGGACTTCACGGGTGCCTTCCGAATACAAACGTGTAGTGGGAGACTCCTTTCTGAAGTACACAACAGGATTGGAAAGTACAATGAACACACAGAGAATCACAAGACAAACGATAACGACTTTCAGCATTGACACTAGTACTTATAAAAATGGACAGCATTGTAACCGCCGTGATTGAGAAGTTCAAGAAGCGGTCGGAGTTTGGAAAAGCAAAGTATGGAACGGACCTTGATCGTAAGGACCTTTCTATCCTTGAATGGATTACTCATGCGCAGGAGGAGCACATGGATGCTATTCTTTATTTAGAGAAGTTGAAGACTGAGTTGAAGGACCTCAAGATTGTTCTACCTTCTTAGCAAACTCTGGACATCGAGTGACGCATGCCAGATACACATGTTCTTTGAGTCCATCATCTTTTTCCATTACCAAGTGGCGTTTCAACAGGGTTTGGATTTGTATCATTGTCATAGTTTGTATGTCTTCAAATGTATAGTGAGGCAAGACCTTGAGGACTTAGTTGCTGTACGCAAGACCACCCATGCCAGACATGACACGGAAGATGTTGTAGTTCACGGCATACATGCGGAAGTTGAACGGCGTCGACTTCGTCGGCTTCGCAATGCCATTTGTTGACACGCTGTCAAACACGAGGGTCGTCGTGTCGATGCGGGAGAAGTTACACGTTCCAGACGGCTGGTGCTCCTCAGGCTGGAGAGCGAACGAGTACACGTTGATCGGGTTCTCGTGAGGAGTAAAGTTCACGTTGGGCAGCGTGATAACCAAGTTAGAACTCAGTGTGCCGTTCACCAGGGCAGGCTCACTGAGCTGGTAAGTTCCGTTGCCTCCAGAACCGCTTCCAAATGCAGCGATGATGGTTCCAGGAGCAAAGATGCCCGCAGTTGCCGATGTAACTGTTGCACCCTCGACGATATAGTTGGGAGCTGTAAAACTAAAGCCTGTGATCGTAAGAATATCTCCAGTCACACTGGCTGTGGCAGCAGTGATCGTGATCGTGCTCGCCGTAGGAGCCGTAACCTGGGCACGGCACGGCCAGAAGGCACCACCGGTGTGGTGCTGGTACGGCTGGACACGCCAGAAGTAGTCGCCATAGCGCTCATCGAAGCGATCCTGGCCGTTGATCTGGAGACGGCAGCGGTTCACGATGTCATCGTAGCTGAACGGCTGCGTGAATCCAACATTCTTCGTCAGATCAGATCCGCAGTCAGTCTTGCGGGCATCCTGGAAGACCCACACCAGCTCCTTGACAGGGTGGTTCAGCGTCAGGTCAATGCGAGCAGACGCCGTCGTGATCGTCTGCTGGAGACCGAACTGGAGCTGGTCAATCAGGTACTCGTGCGACTGCTGAGCAAAGCGACGACGCTCGTCCACATCCAGGTAGACATAGTCAATGTAGAGCGCCATGTCCTTGAGCTGGGGCAGAAGGGCCGCAGCGGCAGAGACTGTTGAGGTACCAGGGTTCCTTGCAGTCACCAGGTCCGTCGCAGGGGACAGGGTCACGTTGATGCGCACCTCGTGGTACTGGAGAGCGATAAGGGGCAGCGCCAGACCAGGGTTACGGCAGAACCAGAACTGGAGAGGGATATAGAGGATCGCAGGGCGCCCACCGCAAGAGACAGCAGTCGTCTCCGTGCCTCCAAGGTATCCACCCGTCATGCTGTCGAGCTTCACGGAGTTATCAAAGTTGGAGGTCAGGTTCTCCCAGAGGAAGAGCCACTCACCGTAGTGAGTGTCGATGATCTGACCACCGATCTCAACCTCAATCTTCTTGAGGAGCTGGTAGCCGAGACGACGCTCGTATGCAGCCGTCCACTTCACATCGACCGACTGCGTGTCAGGAAGCTGGACCTCGAGGTACGTCTTGTACATCAGGTCAGCGTTGCGGTTGACAACGGCAACAACACGCTGGCCATACTGCGGCGAACCCGTGAAGTTGACACGGAAGGCCTCCATGGCAAAGTTCGTATGACGCTTGTACAGCACCTTCCAGAACGTGATATGAGGATTTCCTGAGATGTAGGCATCCTGAGCACCATAAGCAACGAGTTGGAGAAGACCGCCACCCATTTAGTTTATTCTTTGAGAGGATATATTCTTCTGAGTTTGACACAATGGCAAGGCGTCTCACCCAAACACAGAAGTTCTGCAAGTGTATCAAGAAGGTCCGCAAGACAGTCAAGAACGAAAAAGGACCGATTGCAATTTGCGTTAGTTCTGTTCTGCACACACGGGGCCGTACTCTCAAACGATTCACCTGTGGAAAGAAGGGGCGTCTGATCACGCAGAAACGGAAGACCCCAAAGCCTTCTTAGCGGCCATCTGTTCTGCCTTCTTTCGAGTTGTTCCTTCTCCGTACTCCACAGTGTTCCCCCTGAGCACAATACACACCCTAATGCGACCATCGTCATAGGGATCGAGCATCGTATAGGTTGGAGTGCAACCGTACTCACGCTGACAATGCTTTTGGTAAATGTCCTTGTAGTTTGTAATCGTCGTCACAACATCCTGAATGTCTAGATAGGCTTCCAGTACGTTCGTGACAAATGTATACACAATGTTAAATCGGTTTCCACAATCAGTCCACAAGGCACCGATGAATGCCTCAAAGATGTCTCCGAGTTTCTGAATGTTCTTGCGACCGTTGATTGCAACAGACTCTTCATTGTGGCGAGAGATGACATAGAAGGTGTCCAGACCTACCTGCTGACAGAGTGCACCAATCCGTTCATTGTTCACCAGCTCCTTGCGAGCATCTGTGAGAAAGCCCTGCTTCTTGTCAGGGTACTTCCTTCGCAAGTAGGTTGCTACACAGACACCTAACACTGAGTCACCCTCAAACTCAAGGCACTCATACGATTCATCTTGAAGCGGCATTACGCCAGATGGACACGGAGCAAGAGAAGCTGGTCGTCCATCAGGAGTAGTGTATTCGCCACGCTTTACATACGTCGTGTGAACCATAGACGTTTGAAAGATCTTCTGGTGTGCAACTCGGTAGTGGGGAAGTCCATGGCGATGGAGGATGCGGTGAATATCCTTTTCAGTGAAGAAGCGGTTTTTCGGATTGTAAGGTGAGTAGGTATCCATGCTTGTGGTTTCCTTCTTAATCTTTTATCCGTTTTTCTACACAATGGGAGCCGCTCAATCAATGATGTACACGGCACTGCCAGATGCGCCGCCAAAGGTTCATCCAGGAGGATTCGTTGATCTATCTACTGTGCGATACCGCAGTCCTTGGAAGCGTGACATGGCAATTGGATTTGTCTTCTTCAACCCTGCAAAGTCCAAGCGCATGCTCATGAACTATCTGTACACAATCGAAAAATTGAAGCTCGCAAAGATCCCCTACTACACTCTTGAGTTGGTGTTCCATAAGAGCGAGCCAGAAATCAAGGATGCATTCCACGTCTGGGGTAAGTCGCACATGTTCCACAAGGAAAGGTTATGTACTCTTCTGGAGGCAATGATCCCCTGGTATTATTCGAAGGTGATGTTCATGGATGCCGACGTCATCTTTGGAAACCCTGACTGGTATTCTGAGGTCTCTAGTGCCTTGAATGACAATGACGTGATTCAACCCTTCACCACTGCAGTGTGGATGGATCTGACCTATACGAAGATCACGCAGATCCGTGAGTCCGTAATCTACATGGATAAGAAAAAGACATTTGACCACAAGCTACATCCAGGATTCGCATGGGCGTTCACTCGCAAGTGGTACAGGAAGGTTGGGTTCTTTGAGTATGGCATCACGGGTAGCGGAGACACGCTTTCTGCTGCTGCGTGGTTGGGGATCAAGTTCCCTGCGACCTATCTTAAGCCTGCACTGATTCCTGCATATGAGGAGTTTGACGCCCAACCCAAGCCGAAGATCAGCTGTACATCTGGTGCCGTCTATCACCTCTATCATGGAACTCATGTGAATCGCAAGTATGTCGACCGCCACGTCATCCTGGATGGCATCAAGGACGTCCGCAAGATCCTCCGACCCAACTGGGGTGGAGTGTGGGAGTTCAGTGTTCGTGATATGTCTGATAAACTGCTGAACTACTTCGTCGAGAGGGTGGATGACGGAACCTGAAGGTCCCTGGACCGAAGGGGCCTGAAGGTCCCTGGACCGAAGGGGCCTGAAGGTCCCTGGACCGAAGCACTTAAAAATAATGTGTTGATTAAGTTCATATCATTGATGGTGAAGCCCCTGTTCACTTTGGCGACTCGACTGCTTAGCACACACGGCTCGTTCGTATGTACGGTGTCAAGGATCCGAAGTGGGTTTCTCCCTCGTGAAAACTTGGACCAAGCAAAACAGCAATTAGCAGAAATTCAGCGCACCCTACGAGAGATTGAAGAAACCCTCAAGCAGGATCAGTCTCGCTTAGTAACCTTGAGCTCAAAACCATAGTCCTTCTCTACCATCTTAGCCTCTTGGCGACGAACAATCTCATTCATCAAATCCTCTCCATGCTGAGGCACTAGCTCATCCAGGTACTGCTTCAGCTCCTTCTTGGAAAGCGTCCAACCCTTTTTCCACTCGTTTGGACGCTTGACACTAAACACCATACCAGAACTAGAAAGTTCAATCTTATTAGGGAGTTCATCTCGTGTAGTAGCATATAGTGCAGTAAGATCCAGCTCAACAGTGCGACGCTGATCACGAAGTTCAGACGCACGTGCATTGACATCATTGAGGCGACGGGTGATCTCTGCATATTGGGTGAGGACGGGCTTAAGCTTATCCATTGTGAATTGCATCTTTCCTGGTTTAAAAGTATCCGTTTTAAACCAAGGATGTCGTGGCTTGACGATGAAGAGGTGGATCGGCTTCGGTCGGTCTACAATAAGGAACACCCAAATGAGCAACCGATCTCAAAGGGAACAACGGAAGAGATGTGGACAAACATCCAGCATAGGCTGCATGACAAGTGTAGCACTGGATCTGCAGAGTG